GATTGCCCGTTATTTGGCCGATGGCACGCTGCAACCATGGCGCAGGAAGAGAGATATTTTTAACCTTAAAGGCATTGGAGCGCGTATTAGCTGGAAGCCGTACGGTTCAAACCACGCGTTTTTTGTTACGGGGCAAGAGCATCTTATTGATGCGGATAATGTAAAGATCTTTGTCCCTTTCATTCACAAGTTAGCCCGCGAGCTTGATTGTCCCGTTTACGGCATGAATTTTCCCCATTGCGCTTGAGCCGTTGCCCCCGCTTTGAAGCTCAAGCGCAATAGAGGGCAGTTGAATGTGGTAACTCGGCCAGCCCTCGAACGGGATTTTTGCCCCCGCTACACCCCCTGCCAGCCACCAATTCCCGTTTTTTTAAAGGAACAACCCGATGAGCGACAACCCAATTCGCGATTACTGGCTAAGCCATCAACCACAGGCAATCGCTATCCCATGTCTTGAATGCGCTGACGGATTTGTCATGTCAGTTCAGGCGGGCGCTACGAATTATTGCAAGCCAAGAACATACCTCTTCAGCGGAAAATACAGCCATTGGGAAATCGGCTACCCCAATGAAGAAGAGGAGCTTTTAATGCCTTATGCTGAAGATGAGGATTACCCAACTGACACCATCTACCGCCATGTTCCCACGCAAATCATCAATGAGGTGATTGCCAAACATGGCGGCATCATTTGACACGGTCAACGCCAATTGCCCGAACCAAGGAACAACCCGATGACAAACCAAACACCCGCCACGCAAAACAGAACTCACTTTGTGGCCAGCCATGAGCGTTTAATCGCCATCAGTGCCAAGGACGGCCACAGCGCAATCTTTGATGATATTCTTGACACGGTTGAGGATGCCACCCGCCTCATCACTACAGAGGCAGAATTTATCTCTCAAATCATCCGTATTGATACGATAACGCTACAAGCACAAGACGTTAGCGAAGAAATCGCTGAAGTTTATATCCGCCTTTTTGGCGATGATTTGAATGAGGAAAGCACCATTGACCCGTTTCTTGAGGTCTCCCAAGCGTGGGAAGACCATATTGAATATCTAGCGCAACAAGCCGCTGATGATGCCCGCTTTGGCACTTATGAAGAACAGCACCGCTTGACGCTAAAAGACGTACTTTAAGGAGACAACACCATGACCAAAATCACCATTCAAACCCCTGTTGAGGTTGAGATTATACCGGCAGATTATCTGCCCGCTACGCGCTCTGATGATCTGGCACAAGAGCTCAAGCGCCGCCTTTGCGACAATGTTCAAATTCATAAAAGCCAGTTTCTCGATCTCATTGATGCTGTTGTTGAAATGCGCTTTTCAGATGCTTTTACTTTGATGGAGGCAGTCGCTCCTGATTTGCTCAATGCCGATGGAGCGAAGCAACGCCATCTTGATTATCTCCTTGCCCAGAATAAGGAGGCGGCATGATGAGAGATTTCGGCATTCTTCCCGAGCTTATTCAAACAGGGCTCTTCTTATTTGCTGTCATTTATCTTCTTCTTGGATTTATTTTTACAACAAGGGAAGGGTTTATTTCATTTCTTGTTTTCTTGCCTTGTGCTGTCTTCCTCTACGGCGTCTACAAGAGAAGGAGCGATGCTAAAAGAGGGAGTTGGGGCAAATGAACCCTTATCGCCTGATGATTGAACTGGCGGGCTACGCCTGTTTCTTAATCTTTTTTCTCACCGTTTTTGCCGCCGTTTGGGGCGTGCAAGATGCCGACATTATCCAATTTTTAAGGAGATAACCGATGCAAGACCATACTGTAGTTTATGAACTGCCTGATGGCGGCGAGATTGACGTTACCGCCGCTTTGAATGGCGACAAAACCCGTCTCTTAGCCGTAGATCAACTGCGCGCTTTTATTGAACGCGTTGAAAATCTAGAAGAACAAAAAGCCGCCATTGCCGCCGATATTAAGCTCGTTCTTGATGAGGCTAAATCTGCCGGTTTCTCCGCAAAAGCCATCAAGGAAATTATCAAAATTCGCAAAGCCCCTTTGGATGAGTTTCGCCATGAGCGCGAACTTCTCGACCTTTACGCGCAAAGATTAGGAATTGAGCTATGACACAAGACATTATTGAAGCTGAAACTGTCCAACTGGCGAACAGCAACCTACCCGCCACGCTCAACCCCGCCGCCCTGTTGCAACAGGCGATTGCCTCCGGCGCAAGCCCTGATATTCTTGAACGCCTGATGGATGCGCAAGAGCGTTGGGAAGCCCGTCAAGCCCGTAAAGAGTTTGACGCGGCCATGGCGAAAGCCCGCCAACAAATCCCCAATATCCATAAGGCCAAAAAGGGGCATGGCTATTCTTATGAAGGGCTTGATGACATCGCCCGCACCGTTCGCCCTATTTTGGCCGAGCATGGGCTTTCTTACCGCTGGAAGACCGACCAAGATGCCACCACCATCAAAGTCACCTGCATTATTGCCCATGCGTCCGGCCATATGGAAGAAAACTCAATGTCCGCCCCGCTTAATGCCGTGGCAACCAAGCTGCAAAACCCCATTCAAGCGATGGGTTCGGCAGTAACCTACCTGCAACGTTATACACTCAAGGCGGCATTGGGCTTATCAGCCTCCCTTGATGATGACGGCGCTTCTGTCACCTCCGCCCCCATTAGTGATGACCAGCGCGACCACCTAATTAGCTTAATTGATGAACACGGCATTGATATTGAGCGTTTCTGTTTAGCTCATGGCGTTACCGCTGTCGCTTCATTGCCTGCGACTGATTACCAGAAAGCCCTAACCGCTATCCAGCGGCGCATTGCTTTAAACAAACAACAGCAAGAGCAAGCTAATCAAGGGGATAAAGCGCGTGAGGAACAAGCCTATGCTTGAGGATAGCACCGATACAGCCGACACAACTACCATTGAACAACGTACTGATGACTGGTTTGCTGCCCGTTTAGGTAAAGTCAGTGCTTCCCGCATTGCCGATATTATGGCAAAAACCAAATCAGGATTTAGTGCTAGCCGCGAAACTTATATGAATGACTTGTTGACGGAGCGTCTAACCGGCAAACCGGCCAAGTCCTTCACCAATGCCGCGATGCAACATGGCATTGATACTGAACCCCAAGCCCGCGCCACTTACGAGCTCTTCACCGGCCTTATTGTGGTTGAAACCGGCTTTCATACCCACCCGACAATTCCACAAGCGCAAAATCCCGCATAAATACCTTCTTCAAATGCAATGGCAGATGGCTTGCACAAACCGCCAATGGTGCGATTTTGTGAGCTTTAATCCAGACTTTCCGCCCCAGTACGATCTGTTCTTGGAGCGCGTCCCCCGTGATGATGCGCTGATTGCTGATATGGAGCGTGAAGTTCAAGCATTTTTGCACGAGTTGGATACCAAACTCGCTAAATTAAAGGAACAAACCCATGCTTAATCGTGCAATCCTTATCGGCAATGTTGGCGGCGACCCCGATATTCGCAATCTTCCAAACGGCGATCGCGTTGCCAATTTCTCACTTGCCACGTCTGAAAAGTGGAAAGACAAAGACGGCAACCGCCAAGAACGTACGGAATGGCATCGCATCACTATCTGGAATGAAGGGCTTATCAAAGTCGTTGAGAACTATGTCAAAAAAGGCTCAAGGATTTATATTGAAGGCCAGCTTCAAACGCGCAAATGGCAAGATAAAGATGGGCATGACCGTTACACAACCGAGATTGTCTTGAAGCCTTATCGCGGCGAGATTAAACTCTTGGACGCTAAGGGTGATGATGAAGGCACAAGCCGCCAATCCGGTGGCGGGCAAAGCGGCGGCCATTCTACCCAGTCCGGCAGCAACAACTATGCCACGGCCTCCGGCGGCTCATCGGCTTACAACCAAACCGCCCGCGCCTCGCATCAACGCTTGGCTGATGATGACGAGTACGTGCCCTTTTGATTCCTCATCATCACTCAAAACTTGTCTCCGTAGTTTGAGTGATAATCGCGGGGCGGGTTTGTTTGGTTCTCCCGCCCCGCACTTTAGAAAAACCCCATGACCAAAAAGGAGTGTCAAAATGGGGAATAGACAATTAACACCGATTCTTCAAGACAAAGCATTAACAATGTCGAGCCGTGAGATTGCCGAACTGGTAGAAAAGCGGCACGATAATGTCAAGCGCACCATAGAAACGCTGGCGGAGCGTGACGCAATCCGGCTTCCTCAAATTGAGGAAACCGAAGAAATCAACAACTTAGGACTCCCCCGCAAAATTAAAGAATATGTCTTCAAAGGTGAACAGGGAAAAATAGATAGTTGCATTGTTGTTGCGCAGCTTTCGCCAGAATTTACGGCAAGGATTGTGAACCGCTGGTTTGAACTGGAAAAGGTGGTTGCCACCAAAACCACATCACTAACAGAGCGCGACAAATCAATCATCGGCAATATGATCAAGAATTGCGCCGGCGTGGTTATCAGGGAGGAAATGCAAAATCTTATTCCCGCTCTGGTTGAGCCGATTGTTAAAGCGCGTCTGCTTGAGGGCAATATCTTAATCCGCCATGGTAAAACCGCTGGTGAGATTTGGCGTGATAATAAACTACCCCGTTTGAAAAACGCCGCCGTTTGGCTTGGCAATCGCCTTTCTGAAATGGGGTGCGCCATTGAATCACAAGGCCGCGCTGAAATAGGTAATCGTGCCATCCGCCTGTTTGACCCTGACAAATCGAACATTTGCTTGCGCAATGGCCTTCTTCATACCGCCAAACTTTACGCGAGTGAGCGTCAAGGACAAGGCAAATTGCGCCTTATCACCTCCAACCCTGAAACGCACTGATCAGGAGTGTCAAAATGGAAACTATGCAATACCAACCGATTCCACAAGATAATAATTCATTCCCTGTTGTTGCCAATGGCACGATTGGCAAGACGGAAGTTCAAACCGTCAATGCAAGAGAGTTGCACAAATTTCTTGAAGTTGGCAAGGTTTTTGCCAACTGGATAAAAGATCGTATTGAACAGTACGATTTTACCGAAAATCAAGATTATGTTTTAACGTTTGCCAAAACTGGCAATCGTCAAAATGTTAAGGTGACTGAATATCACCTCACCCTCGACATGGCAAAAGAGCTTTGCATGGTTGAGCGTAACGAGCGCGGCAAACAGGCGCGTAGCTATTTTATCGAGTGTGAACGCCGTCTCAAAACCCTTACGCCGCAAATTGACTATTCCGACCCTGCCGTCATGCTTGGCGCGTTTAATCATTTGCGGCTTGAGAATGAGCGCAAGGATGGCATTATTCTTGAGTTGGAAAATGAAGTCGAGGCACTACAACCGGCGCAGGATGCTCTCAACCGCATTGCCGAAACTGATGGCTCAATGTGTCCCACTGACACAGCCAAGGCATTACAAATGCGCCCGAAAGATTTGTTTGCCTATATGCGCTCAAATGGCTGGACGTATCAACGCCCTGGTGCTCGTGGCGACATTGCCTATCAATCAAAAATTACATCCGGCCTATTGGTTCACAAGGTAACAACCATTTTGAAGCCTGATGGTGAAGAAAAGACGGTTTATCAAGTGCGCGTTACACCCAAGGGCTTAACGCAATTGGCCAAGCTTATCAATCCAGCGATGAGGGTTATCAAATGACCACCCCCATTCTCTTCATCTGGACGGGCGAGAATTTCTGGCCTTTGGGCGACAAAATGCGCAAAGCTTGCGATGAGCAATATGTCGTGGGCGCAAGATACGCCCTAGTTGAGGCGCAAGACCGCTCAACCAAGAGCCATAATCATTACTTCGCCGCCCTTGCCACCGCGTGGAATAACCTGCCTGAACCATGGGCTGAACGCCTCCCCACGCCGGAACATTTGCGCAAATATGCCCTTATCAAATGCGGGCTTTATGACAGCCGCTCAATCGTTGCGGCCAGTAAGGCACAAGCCCGCGAGCTTGCCCGCTTTATCCAGCCGATGGATGAGTTCTCAATTGTCACAACGAGCGAGGCCACGGTGACGATTTACACCGCCAAGAGCCAATCGACAAAAGCCATGGGTAAAGCTGACTTTGCCGCAAGCAAACAAGCCGTGCTTGATTTTGTCTCAAACCTCATCGGCGTGAACCAACAACAAATCACTCAAAACGTAAAGGAGGCCGCCCAATGACCGCCAAAACCCGCGCCCGCGCATCCTATCTAGCATGGGAGGAAATGCGCCGTACCTTGAGCCAATTCCGCGCCCAAGAGAAAGCCGCCCTCAAACAACACAAGAGCGTTCGTGACATTCACAAAGCACGGCAATCTTACATGACATCAATCTTAAGAGGACAAAAACAATGACCAATCTTGACCAAACATTACTGAAACGCGCCTGCCGCTATGGCTCATTTGAAGATGTCGCCAAGCGCACTTCCCTTATCTTTCATCATATGGTTTATGGCGCACCGCAATTCCTTAACAAAAAGGATATGGCAATCTATTACGAAGCCTTGCACATGATAGCGCTGAAAGTAGCGCGGCTGGTTAATGGCACAATTCATGATGCTGATAGCTGGTTTGACATTGCCGGTTATGCGATGCTTGTCCATAATCAGATTGCCGCCGAGCAAGAGGCAAAACAAACCAAGCCCGCCGAAAGCATCTTCAATGACAAAACCGTCATTGACGCGATGGAAGCTGAAATCACAGAAGATATAGAAAAGGCACAAGCCTAATGCCCCGCCGCGCCGCTGCCTTTACCCAAGCTGATATTGCCCGCCTGATACGCGGCGCAAGGGATGCTGGCGCGGTCGTGGCTTATGTTGAAATGCCGTCGGGCGTAAAATTCTCAATCCCACTGGACAAAAACTTTGAGCGGAGCGACATAATAGAGCCTCTCATACAAGAATCGGATGAGGAGGCGGCCTTTACTATATGACGGAGGAAGCTATGTCGCGCCCGCGCTTACCTTATTTGCAACGTGATTATGATCGCCACGGCAACGCCCGCTGGTATGTACGCAAAGACAGGGGCAAGCGTATCAGGATTAAGG